CCCACCCCACCTTTTAATTTTAAATGTGATTCTCATGTCATGGAAACTCTACGAAGGTGATTGTTTTGATTACCTCCCACTCATTGAAGACAAATCCATTGACATGATACTTTGTGATCTTCCTTATGGTACTACTGCTTGTAAATGGGATTCAATACTCCCCTTAGAACCTCTTTGGGATGAATATAAAAGAATTATAAAGAGGGGGGGGCAATCGTACTTACGGCTTCTCAACCATTTACTACTAAATTAATCAGTTCTAACTATGACATGTTTAGATATGAGTGGATTTGGGAAAAAACAATTTCAACTGGTTTTTTAAATGCTAATAGAATGCCTTTGAAGATTCATGAAAACATTTTAATATTTTATAATGAACTTCCTGTTTATAATCCTAAAATGGGTGAAGGAAAACCATTTAAAAAGGGATATTCTGATAATGATCGGTGTGTTTTATACGGTTCACATCGTGGAGATTATATAAAAATTAATGAGGGAACTCGTTATCCTAATTCAATCATTAAATTTAAGAGAGATACTGGTTTACATCCTACTCAAAAACCAGTAGCACTCTTTGAATACCTTATTAAAACCTATACTAATGAGAATGAACTTGTACTTGATAATTGTGCTGGTAGTGGTACTACCGGCGTTGCTTGTGAAAACCTTAACCGGAACAGTATTTTAATGGAACAGGAACCGGAATACTGCCAGATAATCAAGGATAGAATGGCAACGGCCCACGAGTTAAAGCTTGAACAACGGAAACAAACCAGCTTACAAGCATTTAAAGGGCAACAGACTTTAATAACTCCTGCAAAGTGATTATAATGACACTCTTATCTAAAATAGCCTATTCCATAAGGGCATTAATCATTTTTATAATCGTTTCTTACTTCATTGTACTTGTTTACAATCTTGGACATTACTGAAAAACATAATTGGAGGAATTGAGAACATGATAGCAACAATGTATGTATTGATAATGGCAGCCATAGCTGGAGCTTTTCTCCAAGTCTGGCAGATGGATGGATATAAAATAGGAATATTCCTTGTTAATGGTGTGCTCCAGATAGGAGTAATCATGTCATTTATCACAGGAATAGGCGGCGCAGTCTTAGCTTTAATGACTGGTTTGATTCCAGTGACTGGGGACATAGTAACTGATTCATTGATAGTCTTCTTCACAGCATTCATGATACCATTTGCAATAGACCGGTTCGTGACTAAAAGCCCTATCGGTACAACTGAAGTATCTGCCTGAGAATAAGATTGAAAGACCCCTCCCAGATGTAGCCTGAGAGGAGTGATACTATTATGGACAAGCATAGCCAAATACTTACCGATTCAAGCCACAAGCAAGATGATACTATGGAAACAAGAATGGAGGGCACAAACACTACTTCCGGCCATGACCCATGTAAACATGAAGATGTTCACCGAGACCATGAGCACCGTATAACTATCCTAGAAAGCACTACCAAACAACAAGGGAAGGATATTAAAAAACTAGACTTAGGACTATGGGAAATGCTGAACACGATTGATGGTAAAGTGGATGACATTGCGATCGGACTTGCAAAAATAGGGATCATCAATGGGAATCAAGACACCGATATTGAATGCATAAAACAAGAAATGAAAGACGGTAAAAAGGAAAAAAAAGAAGAAAAAAGGGATAAAAAACAAAGCCGGAGAACGTTAAGAGATTTATTCCTAGGTGGACTCATCACATTCTTTTTCCTAGTTTTAGCTAGTTATGCAGTACCTTCTCTTTTAAGATATGTACATCTTTAAATTAAGGATTTGAATCACATGTCCCCTCAACCAGAACACTTAAACGGCAATACTGATGAGGAACTGGTCCAGAAAAAGGAAAAGGCCATAGACAGAACAGAACACAGGCGGGACATTCAACATGCCATCACAGATGGCAGGTCAGATGATTCATATACAGACGGCCAACGACTAACCAGAATAGAAAAGAAGATAAGGGAAGCCGAAGGCGTAGTTGATGATTTGGCCTCTGAATCTCTACAATTAGCCCGTAGAGTTGTCAACCTTGGAAGAGATGTTAATAAGGAAGAGCAACGGTTAATTGATTTCAACAGCCGTATAAGTCGTATGGAAGATAAGACTGAGGATGATGAGAGGGAAGAATCTAAGGAAGATATGAAGTCCAATCGAATACTGGATAGGAAAATATCAGTTACTCAAGCCTCTCTCCTTATAATTGTCTCCATAATTGCTATTATAATTTCAATAATTTTATAGAAGTAATACTTTTACTATTTTTGAGGAAACAATTAACCCGGGATTTTATGGAGTTAAGCCGTTTCCATTCTCCTTTTGTAATACTTTTTTATAAATTATATAAGTAAAGACAGGACGCTACCTTAAAGCTAAAAAGAAGAAACTTTCCACGCATTTGTTTTAAAAAGAAGCCATGAAAGTCAAGGGATGCCATAAATGGATCAATATCTCTACAGCTGTAAGTGTGGTGTAAGGATCTATTCTCCAAAATTAATTTTTAACATGTGCCCCGTCTGTTCATTTAACATGGAAGTAAAGACAGTCTCTAGAAGCTATGACAGGAATCAGGATAAATAAAAAGAGTGGGTTCTGATGTCTTTAGATTGTAAAAAAGGCTCCATTGTAGGCGGGTTTGATTGGTGTAATAAAAAGGGACATTCTAATTGTAGTGGATCCTCATGTAAACATTTTGAAGAAGACCCACTTTATATTAATGATTAATTCTTAAGGGCTGGGCCCCATTAGGGGATAAGTGAACAGGGTGAAAACCGGTAAGTAGCTTTTAGTAACTAAAAGGGAGCATGCAAATACCCTCAGCCCACCGCTTACTCCATTATTATGAAACAATTCAGGTGATTAAAATGAAATTAACCGACCTATAATTAAAGGTCGATAAACTCCAGTGGCTCAGTGGCTATTCACAAACTGCAATGCACTATGTGAAAAAACCATAAACCAATAGGAGCTGATTAAATTAAGCCAAAATACGTTTTATTCTATCTCATTCTACTCATAACAATAGGAATGGGAACAGTTAACGCAGTAGATACGGTAACACATTACGCACAACCCTCAGGATACTACTACGGAGAATCAGGAACACACACCTGGATTGATTGGTGCCCTCTTTGTGGAGCTCATGACTGTTTATCATGGAACCCGAAAGATGCACGTCCTGGAGAATGGACCTGTCTTGAATGTGATGGGGACTTTGATGGAACCAATGGATATGATAAGTCAGGTAAAGGAGCACGTGGACAACTTGAAAGATACTACGAACCAGAACCAACAGTTTCCAAAACAGAAACAGTTCAACCAGCACCACTCACACCTTTACAGATAGCCCACCAGGTATTCAGAAACAACTCAATACTTTAAAGTGATCCTATGAAAGGCCGTAAGAAGGGACGCAGATGCATTTGTTGCGGTCACACCCTATTTTTTTGTACAATAAAGAAGGAATGGTATTGTCCAAAGTGTGGAGATATAGATGAAAAACTCCAAACCAATCACTAATAAAACCGTGTACAACCCCTATTCTAAAGAGAAATCATTCCAAGTATTCCATGAAGTCACACCGGACGACCAACAAGTGATGAGGGAATATTTAGAAAGGACTCATCATGAAAATAGAATATAAATTATTAACATTTACAACCCTTTACAGTGTAAACCTTTACACATCCTTTACACTTTACAAACTGTAAACCTTTACAATCAGTGATTTTTATGCCCCCACGATCAGCCGTCGAACGGTCCCCTAACCGTAAAGAAATAGATAAAAGGTTACTTAGGGGAGACACCCCTAGAGCGGTGTCTATTTGGCTAGAAGGTAAAAAGAAAAATCCAGAATCAATTAGTCACACTGCCATTAACAACTACAGGAAAAAGCACCTCAATGTCAACAAAGAAGCTGTTAAAAAATATCAGAATAAGAAGACTAAAGAGTTGAAAGATGAGGCTGTTGATAAAGTAGTAAGTGACCTGGATGCCTTGGATGAAATCATTGATGAGGGCCGAAAAATAAAACTTGAAATTGATAAAGTTTATCCGGATGAGGACACTGGAGTCACTGACCTTGACATTGAGAAGGTGAAAATCCAGGGTAAGACCCTGGTGATCCGGGCTGCAAAAGTAAAGCATGACATCACCAAGGACGATCCAGAACCTATTAACTTGAATTTTAATTTTAATGAAGACCCTGCATTACTTCAGGACCCTAAATATTTAGCTGCAAAACGTAAAGCCATGGATGAATATTATGCCAGTCAGCATTAAAAGGAGTAACTTAGAAGCTCCCATGGACCTATGGGATTATTCTAAGATAGCCAGCCATGGACTCTGGGAACCTGTACCTCATATTAATCTTATTATTGAATTGTTACATTACTGCCTAAACGGTCAGATTGAAAACTTAGATATTGCTTTAGCTCCACGGCTTGGTAAGTCCATGGAGATTAGTGAAATATTCCCGTCTTATGTCCTTGGAACCCGACCTTATGCAAAGATAATACTAGTTAGTTACAGCGATAGTCTGGCCAGAGGGTTTGGAAGTAAAGCAAAAGACAACCTGGAAGAATTTGGATACCTATTCCAAAACAGACCACAATTAAGCCCGGACACCAAAGCAAAGAACTATTTTAAAATAAGGAATAATACTGGAGAGTTCTTCTGTTCTGGGAGTTCTGGAAGTGTTTTAGGCCATGGTGGTCATTTCATAATCATAGACGACCCTACCAAGAACATTGAAGAAGCACGTTCTGAGAGACATCAAGAGAAACTTATAGACTTATTCGATACCACCATTAGCACACGTAAAGAGAAAGACCCATATACAGGACAGAATGCGGTTACTATTGTTATTCATCAACGGTTAGATCAGAATGATTTAACTGGAATCATACTTCAAAACCGTGAATGGATCACGGCTGAAGAAGCTTTACCAAGATTAAGGAACGGAGAGAAATTAGGCCATATATGGGTATATCTAAGACTCGCAGAACTGGCAGAAGAAAACGACATCCTTGGAAGGAAACCTGGAGAGGCTTTATGGCCTGAGAAGAGGAATGAAAAAGAACTTCAACAGATCCAGAAAGACATTGGAGAATATAAGTTCAATGCTATCCATCAACAGGACCCGAAACCAAGAGAAGGAAAATTCTTTAAAGAAGATTATTTTGAGATTATTGATGTTTTACCAAATAATATTATCCAAGAGATACAATGGGCCGACCTGGCAGGCACTAAGTATCCTGAAAACACCCCCATAAGTTTAAGAGGTGCATCAACAGCCCTTTTAAGATTAGCATTAACCCAAGACAGACGTTTACTTATAACTTATATGGATGAGTTCTGGGAAGAAGATGACATTGTAATGACTAACATTCTTAATAGTGCCAAACTTGGAGGGAAGAAGGTCAAATATTGCATACCTCAAGACCCGGGTCAGGCTGGTAAAGGTCAAGTTAAACAGTATAGTATCCAAATGCCAGGCTATAATTTTGATGGAATCATTGAATCAGGAAGTAAGGAAGACCGGGCAGAAGCCCCGGCAAATTGGGCGAAAGTTAATAAAATTTATATTTACAGTAAAGCTCCAGGAGTTCACATGTTAGCCGAACATGGGTCCAATGAAGAAGCTGTTAAAAGATTTATTAATGTATGTAGTAAATTCCCGGGGCACATGCACAAAGATTTCGTGGATTCATTTAGTGGATCATTCAGTGAACTTGAAATACCAGAAGACACGCCTGAGAAGATACCATTCATGCCCGGCCTTGGAAGCTCAAGGGCTTTAAATTAATTCTTTTAAATAATTAAGGAGTAACTGATTAAATGCCAAACAACCAGATGAAATTACCATTCATGAGTTCTGACCCCGTGGATAAGGTCTTAAAGTATGCTCAGGGAGTTGACCCCTACTTTGGACTTACCAGTTACAAATTAATGAAAGCCTTCCCAATCGCCTCAGATTATGAATTACTCCTCCACTACCTCCGAGGGGCCGCCGGGCCATTCGTAGATATCAAGAGACATGTGGAGATAGGTGTGGGTTGGAATGTTAAGCCTGTTGGTTTTGAAAGTGATGAGGACGGGGCCGCTGCCAAAAAGGTCGTGGATGAAACTTTCAAGAAGATAAAGTTTGAAAAGACCATGAAACAGCTTTCAGCCTTCTACAGAGTATTAGGGCGGGCTGCAATGGTTGATTCTTACAGCCTTGATGGTTCTTACTATTACAATAAACAGGAGAAAATCAAAGGCATTGATATTATAAACCCAATCACCTTAGACCCTGAGAGTGTTGAAAAGGTCATGGCAGATACCACCGGAACCGCAAAATATAAACAACTTTCCAATAGCTTAACCGGTTCCTTTAAGGCTGTGGAACTAGAACAGGAACGGGTGACATTTGTAACTAATAATGAGTTCAGTGACAATAGTCCGGTGGGGAATAGTGACTTACAACCTGCATTAAAAGACCTCCGAACCATAGCACAATTCCCCGGATACAGGGATGAAATGGCAGCATTATATAGTACCATGCTCCTTGTTATAGAGAACAGTGCGGAGGCCATAGCAGCCACAGAATACGGTGAAAAGATTAAGAAGTCGGCAACAGAAGCCCAAAACCTTTTAGATGACACGGCTGAATTTTACAGAGCTCAGAAAGGAAAAGGTAATATTGTTTCAATATTCGACTGGCAGAAAGTAATCCCTATCTCATTTGCAGGTAAAGAAGTTAAGATTGCCGAACTAGAAAAGGCCACGATTGAATCCATAGCCCGGAACTTCAAAGTACCACTACCATTATTATCATTACACGACATCCCGAATAGGGAGACTTTAAACACCGTTACCGATGTATTCCTGCAACAAATAGGCAATGGAGCACGGAAAGAAGTTTACACGCCGATAATTGAAGAGAAAGCTGCAAAGGTTTTAGAGATTGAAGGTATCACAGAAGGAAGGATGGAAGTACAATATAATCCATTCTTACCGAAAGACCTCTTGAAAGTAGCCCAAATATTAGGTGCCATCTGGCCAACAGGAGCTATAAGTTCACCTGAGATAAGGGAACAGATAGACCTTCCAAGTGAGATGAACATGGGAGGGGATGAATGGAAGGACCGTAACGTCCTACCTCAGAACCAGACATACCAATCTAACCTTACCCAGTTCCAACCATCACAAACACCAACCCAAACCAAGACCATTGATAAGGACTGGGAAATGCTTAAAAAGACCATGCTACATCAAGGAATGATTAAGCAGGTGTCCTGATACCATGGCTGAATTTGTAATATCTGAAAACCATTTGAAGAAAATGGCCAAAGAAGCCGGTTTACTCTCCAAGGCCCTTACCGATGAACCCACTTTCAAAGTTGATAAAGACATAGGTGAAGATGTTAAGACAATACCTAAAGGTGAAAAGGATTACCGGGCAGCGTTATTATTAGCATTGGCAGCGATATTTCCTACGATTGCAGTAATAGCCCAAAGTAAGGACTCGATGGATGTTAAATTAACTAAGATGGATAAAGAGTTAGCAAGTTTCAGGGGCGAAGCTGCAAAACAAGCTGAAAAAACCATCCCCACTGTTTTTGAGAAAGGAGTTAAAGATGCCAATAAAACCCTCAGAGGTATAGATAAAACTGTTCAAACAGTGTTCGGGGATAAGGCTCGGTCATTAATAATACAAGAGCAACAAGTAAACAACATAACAGACATTTCTAATTACATACGTGGCCGCATCATTCAAGGATTAAACATCAATGAAATCAAAGGTATTTATAAGGCTGAAAGTAACTTTGATTTTATTAACAGTGCCTTCAATATTGGTCAGAACCGGTTAGATGTTACCGGGATGTTTGGTTATATTGAAAGTGAAAAACAGGGTTATTTATCATCATTACTTGAAGGCGAAATGATATTGGGCCCATTAGAAGCTGACTGGGCGACTGTGGGAGATAATAACGTCTGTGACTATTGTGGGGAAAAGGACGGCGAAACATTCTTAATCAGCGAATGGCCTGAACCTCATGATGTTCCATTCCCTGACAGGTGTTGGATGGAAAATGTAAGATTAGAAGGAACGTGATTACATGGCTAAAAAGAAGCTTGAAAAGGATATTTTAAAACATTCAGATGAAGGCAATCTGGAAAAAGCAAATGAGTTACTGGAAGAGTACACGAACCGAGAAGATACAACTGATAAAGAAATTGAAGAAGTGATAAAGAAGGCGCTGATTAAAGCTCAGAAACCAGAGAATCCTTAATCTACTTCCAATTCAACATTTAATATAACAGAAGCTTGTATATTGTATTCAATATCTTCACTTAATCCTAAATCGTCAGGGATTATAATCTTATCATCAATAAATGGTAATTCTCCCACGAATACCACTTTTCCAGTTTCAACTTCAGATATAACTGCATGCGCAACTTCATAAATTTTATTGTCTTCAATATCACATTCGAGAGATATTTCAGATACCTTTGGATAAAAATATTGAATATCAACTGGCCTGACAAATGAAGGATGATAAAGAACATTCCCTTTAACTTCGTATTCTTCTTTATCATTTCCAATAACTAATTTACAGTTCTTACCTTCGAGTAAATTATCATTCATTTAATCCCCTCTTCTGAATCATCAAGTTTAATACGACCTATGCCTGGTATTGATACATGAGTGGCACCAATTGAAGAATCAGACCATTCTATAACATCACCATCCAACTCAATTAATTTACTGATAATAAATTCCGGCTTCCCATAAGCAATACCTTTTCTTCCATTTACATACCCATAGTTAAGCACATCTTGAACTAATTTAAGAGTGCAATGGGGGCCAACAATTTTAAAAGAATCGTCTTTCATTCAATCACACCATTTATTTTAAAATATTTTCCAATACTCCAGTCATAGTAGCCCAATTGGAAAATCTAATAGCCAAATCCTCATCCCTACTATCATTTATGTCATGCAATATTTTAACGTGTAGTAATTCCCAATCACAAAGCCTCATGCCCTTTAATTTTTCATTATTCATTCATCCCACCTCTTATTTAACTTCCATTTCCTAGCTAATCCTTCAGCATCTTTTTCATAAGATTCTTCAGAACTCTTCATATTAATTGGTTTACCAAACTCATCTAAAGGAGGGCCAATGATACGAATTTCACCATCTTCAGATTGAAATGCAGCATAAGGATGAGTGCCCCCAATCACAATAGATAGATCAGATGGTTCCATATTGTATTCTTCATTCAATTCCTGTATGCAATCTAAAGCATCATTGACTTGTTTGTCATAAACTAAGTTCTCTAAAATAGTTTTTAATTTAGTTTCATAATCACTCATTTAATCACCTTTCACAACATCTAAAATCATCCTCACCTTCTCCAGGTTCTAATAAATCACTACTTTCATCTTTATGATATGATACATATTGACTCATCCCTTCTCCAATTTCACGCTTATATCTCTCAATTATTTTGTTATATTTTTCCATGAACAACTCTTTTTGATAATCCAACATCACTTTTAGATGAAATATATTTGATTCGAGTGGAGGGGCAATGTAAAGCGTGACTGTGAATTTCAGAGTATCACTGATTGTTTTAGATTCTTTTATTTCATATTCTTCATTTAAACAGTTCAGAGCTGCAGTATATAACCTTCCAAACAAATCATCTTCTTCAAATTCCATCTTTAAAGATGCATTGGTCAAAAATAGACTTTTAAATAGTTTTTGTTCGTCCGTGAAACCATTAAATTTTAACATTCAATCACCCTTTATACTAACATCCATTAAATTAAAATTGTCAATGACTTTAACCCATTTACCATTTTTCCAAGACCAATGATAATTACGAATGATTCCTCCGATAAAAAAATAACCACCATCATCTTCTTTAATTTCATCTACAACTCCAATAATATCTTTTAAATTACGTGAAACCCCTTTAAAGAGAGGTAATGGTTTATTCTTGATTTGCTTTTGCATATCAATTATTGCATCTTTAGTGAAAACATTATTTCCATCACTCAAAGGAACTCTAGCAGTGATTCTTTCAACCATTCATTCCACCTTCTCAATTGTTACTTTAACCTTTTGACCTACTTCAACATCCATTAATTTTAACAACTTAACAATATTTATCCTGTGATTCGATTTGACTTCAACCGTTGCAGTTCCTGTTTGAATATTGTATCCTGCATCGTCCATCATTATTCCTCCTTTGGGATGAATAAACCAGTTTGGTTACGCCTTAACATTTCATTTTCATGTTCCAATTCACCAATTCTGCTTAAAAGTGTTTGGACTTCAACTGGAGTAATAATTGGAATACAAGCAAATAAACTATAATCTGTATTAAAAGGAGTAGATTTAGAGTGTTTTTTACAATTTATAAATCCATTTTCTTCATAATATTTAAAAATATCATCTGATAAAACTCGTGAGGCATCTTCAAACAACATAGCAATATGCTCTCTGGACAATTCTCTTTGTGAAAGATCACTTATGCTTAAAGGGATTTCTATGACTTTAAACTGTTTAAGCCATTCATTATAGAACGGGCTTGGAAAAAAGTCTTTTCTTTCTTTCAAGTTTTTATATTTCATTTGTTATCACATCCTATTTATTACCATATATTACTTTATTTTACCATTATATAACATTACCGATTATACAATTGTTCAATCCAGTTATCCAACTTATTTGGAGAACTCATCAAAATCATTGTTCACCAATGCAAAATTATAATTAAACATTTTTCATAATTCTATTCTATTTAAAACAATTCACATAATTTAAAATCCATTTTTAGAGAAATATCGCTACTTCGTTAAACCAGAATATATCGAAGTTCATTCTAAAGGAGCAACTAAGCCATGATTACCAAAACAGCCAAGTCAGACGATTACATTATCCTACCTAACCCCAATCACCCAATGTCTGACTTTAGGAATAACAATAAAAATGAGATAAACATCACAGGCAACACAAACCATGGTGCAGGAGTTAAGGCTAGACGTGGATTGCTCCGAGGTAGCGGTAAGGCTGAGGATATTGATTACTTATTTGATACTTCCAAATTCACAGAAGAAACGGCCAGGGAGTGGTTAGACAATTACAAGGAGAAAACAATCATGAAAACTGCTTTATTGAATAAAGATTTCAAATTCACCATGCCCCTCATCAAGGGATATGATGGTGATGATGGCTTTTACCATATTCAGTTTGGTTTGAGTACAACCATCAAAGACCTTCAAAATGATGAAATCAGTGATAAAGGCCTTGATGGCATGGTAGAGGAACTTAAAAAAGTTCAAATAGCCATTAACGATGGCCATAATCACAAACTGAAGGATTTAATTGGTCCAACTACCAAGGCTTGGAGGGAAGAAACTGATATGTTTGTAGACCTCCGAGTGAGGAAGATGTGGGAAGAAGAAATTAAAGACTTGATAGCATCAGGAACTCCATTAGGTGGAAGTATAGAAGGTAAAGCCACCAAGAGCATTATTTCAAAAGACAGTGGAAAACCATTAATTGACGGTGTTAAACTTTACGGAGGAGCTTTAACTGACATACCGGCAGCTTGGAATCTTAGAGGATCAGCCCGGGAAAAAACATGTTCGGGCTCATTATGTGGTCAATTGAAGAAATCATTAGGAATTAAAGATTCGGAGGTTAACAATGTGAAAAAATCCGTTATAAATGTAGAAGAAGCTTATGAATCGGTGCGAGATGATATCAATGAGGCTTTAGACAAAAAATATGGCCAGAAGATGGAAGGAGGTTGGGTTGATCGCAAGTGTTATCTCAGATACACCATGCCAGATTCAATTATAATTTCCACTTATTCTGGAGATTTATATCAAATTCCATACACCCGAGATACTACGATGGAAAATGAAGTTCAACTAAGTGACCCCGTCCCTGCAACTGATCAAATTGTAACTAAAATGATTGAGAAGTCTGCATGGACGCTTAAATCAAATAAACCAATTGGAGATGATAAATTGACAGATAAAGATAAAAGCATCCCTGAAGGGATGGATAAAGACTTCGTACAGAAAATAAAAGACGCTGGAGAAGACGGCAAAGAATTCATCAAAGGCCTATTAGGCATTGATGCAGACCCTGACCCTGATCCTGAACTTGCTAAAAACACTGGAACTTCAAATGATGACATCCTGAAACGCCTGGACACCCTGGAACAGAATGACTATAAAAAAGACAAAGTCATCAAAACCCTTAAAAAGGACATCACCAACAAAGACGAACTGATTAAATCACAGGGAGAAACCATCAAGACTCTAACAGACAAAGACACCAACAAAGAACATAAAGCCCTGGTAACTAAAGCCTTAGACCTCACTAAAACCATTGACAAAGAGACCAAAATCAAGGATGAAACCAGCCTATTCAAATCTATCGAACTTGGAGAGAATGAGGAAGATGATTCCAAATTCACCAAGGATGAAATAGAGGCCGATCCTGATGCAGTCCTAAAAACCCATATAAAAGCCCTCAAAATAGCATCCAAACATATAGCAGCCGGAGAATTACCAAACACCAATGACACCACCCTAAACACTATCAAATCCGCTGACGAAAAGAAGATGAAAGAACTAGAGAAATCCATTGAGAACATGGGTAAGACCGATGTTGAAGTTGAAGAATAATTATTTAATTTTAAAAAAATCATAGGAGATGAGAATTTATGGGATACCAGCCATCATACGGTGAAAGATTATACCGTGAAAATTACGCAGAAGCCGAAATCCACTTTTATAGATTCGTTAAAAGAGGAACCGGTGCTAAGAAACTTTTACAAGGAACTGCATCATGCACTCCTTTAGGAATAACCATAGCCTCAGAAGAAGGCCCTACTGCTGTGGGAACCCCTGATAGTTACGCAGCCAACACAATTCCAGAAGTACAGAGGAACGGATTGACCTATATTGAATTGGGTGAAACCGTGGCCGCTGAAACCCTGGTTAAATCTGACAGTGTTGGAAGGGCCGTGGCCGCATCACTACCCACTACAATAGCAACCGCTGACGCTGCTACAGTGGGCGGAACCATCTTAGACGGTGGGGATGTTGGTGACATTGTAAGAATAGACATGGATAGGAGAGTGTAAATATGGGAATGGTGCCGGACAGCGCATTTAACTATTACAAAATGAAATTGCTGCAGAAAGCCAAAACATCATTAGTTGGTCCTTTAGCAGTGGCAAAATCTGATGACATCCCTAAAGGGAGTCAACAGATAACTAGGGATGAAATAAACGCCTTGAAAGGTAAGGCCATGAGGGGTAAGAAAGGCCAGCCTGTTCCAAGAGAAACCCCTGACTTAACCCGGAAAACAACCTACATACCTGAGCACATCCACGGGTTCGCCCTCCACAGGAAAGATATAGAAGCGCTACAACTTGCAGGAAATGTATTGCCCACCGCCGGTTCAAATGCTAGTAACCGGGCGGTCCTGGAATCTGTTGAAGACATGATCTTCAATGGAATAGATGAACTTAACATCAAAGGGATCTACGCAGACGCAGGTAAAAGTTACACCGTAACTGATAATTACGAATGGAACTCCACCAATGGAAACCCACTCAATGATGTTGTCGGAATGATGGGTGAACTAACCGAGGATGGACTTTATGGGGATGCTGAAAAACGTTTAATCCTAAGCCCTAAGGCTTACTGGGCCGCACATAAAACCATGCCTAACAGTAGCTTATCTTTCATATCCCAGATTGCCCTCTTATTCAAGAACGGAATGAATGATATACTCCAAGCACCCGCAACCGCCAACGGTGGAGCAACCATTATACCTGAAGATGCCGGGGTGCTCGCCGCATTCGATCAGGAAGTTGCTGAAAGGTATGTTGAAGAAGAAATCAACCTCAGACAATACGCTGAAACCGAAAACCAGACCTTCCCATTCAACGTTGTCACCTACCAGAGCCTTGACATCCACGATGTTAACGGATTTGTTAAACTGGACAACCTGATAGAAGCTTCCGTATAAACCCAAGGGATTTTATTTTTCATCCCTTCTATTTTTCCCTTTTTTTAAATAAAAGGAGGACATGAACTATGTCAAAAAATAAGAATGATACTAAAGTTAACACAGAAGAAACACTCCCAAACTCAATTCCAGAAATAGAAAACATGGAACTGCGTTTACGGAGTAAAAAGATGAATATACACCTAGACGGTGAAACCAAGAAGATTAAAGACATCAGGTGTAAAGCCTGTGGCACTAAATTAAGAGTCAAACCCGAAGATTTCATGAAAGTAGGTGTTCCACCTAAGATGTTTGAATGCCCTAAATCAGACTGTGAAGTCCTTAATAAAGTTATAGTCAGTTATGACACTCCACCCGAAGAGTACGGAGAGGCTGAAATCATAATCAAAATGAAAGGCTTCGCATGGGAATCTCTCCACCCTGGGCAACTATCACCGAAACACATTAAGAAATGGTTAGAAGCTGAAAATGAGAAGATTGTGATAAACAAAAGCAACATCCTTAGGAGAGAAGAACAGGTACAAGTCAGGGCATTGAACTTAATATTAAACCCTAAAAAGTGATTGGAGGTTTTAAAAATGACCTATGATAACCTTTGCACGGCCACTGATGTATCTAGTGAGGGCCAATTCACTGACGATCTAGACACCCAGATTGAATATCGCATCCCGGGGGCTACTATTGAAGTGTACCGAGACAGTGAACAAACCACCACACCAACAGATGAAACCATTCTATACTATATGAAGATGGCCTGCATCTATAATGTACTATCATGGCTGGAGAGAAAGGGACTCATAGAATCATTAACTAGTAACGTAACCAGCTATAAGGATGGGGATTTTAATGTAACCTTCAAAGCGGGGGAAAATAAAGACGAACCTCAAACCTATGAAGAATACTACTCTTCATACATAGCACAAATCAAACCTTCCATGCCGGTAGGTGCTAGAGCCAGGAGATGGCATCATTGAAGGCTCAGTTCAATTCATTCATAAACAAGTATGGTCATGACGTCACCATTACTTGCAGAACTCCAGAGCTAGATGAGGAAGGTGAGGAAGTCCTTGATGATCGAGATAATAATATATTCACTGAAACCACCGTGACCACCAAGGCCCGGATAAGAATCATGGATGGCAGCGAAAAGATGGTCAATAATGGAATACTCCAAGCAAATGACGGTAAAGGACTTTTCAGACTTGAAGACGCCGACAATCTCAGTGAAAACAATGAACTAGATTACACCCTCCAAGGTGTATCTTATCATTTCCAGATGTTGAAACCAATCCCTAAAGAAACCCATATTGAAGTACAACTGAAACGCAGGGAGATCTGATCATGGGTTGGATAAAGTTCAAAGTGGATAAGGCGGAAGTCCAATCCTGGTTAGATGAGACACGATCCGGACTAAGAGAACAGTTCCATTATATGGTCCAGAACATTCTCAATACTTATATGCTCATAGCTTCCGTCTTAGCTCCAGAGAAAAGCAGCGAACTAAGACAGAGCACCACCTACGACATGGAAAGTGAGTTCGCAGGAATAGTCTGGGCCATGGCTAAACACTTTGCATGGATTATATTAGGTCGTGGTGAAGTTGTACCTGTGAATAAGAAAGCTTTATACTGGCCTGAATTAAGCCATCCTGTAATGAGGTCAGGCCCTACAACCCCTAATGATTACATGGCTGACACTGTTGACAGTGGAGAGGGAGAAGTAGAAAATATCATTGACAACTTTGGTGAATGGGTGATCTCATGAAGAAAGAGATTGAAAAGGAAATCCAATCATGGCTTAAAACCTTATCATTCACAGATGGAACTGACCTTGAAGGCATAACCTTGGTTGAAAGAGCAATCAGGGGACATAAAGATAAAGGTCTAGTGGATAGGAGCGCCGTTATAGACTTTACAAAACCAATGAAGGATGTTAAAGGCAGCCTTGAAGATGTTAATCATGAAGTCACTGCCGAAGGATGGATTATCCTATGGTATCAAAAGGATGTTGAACATGCTCAGGACATGAATGATGAAGCCCCTGATATTATCGCAACTGAAATGATTAAAGACCCTGGGCTCGGAGACCGTATTATTGAAGTTGGAACCATACTTCCAACGGCTGTAATCGGAGACCGCTATGAGCTTAAAAATGTTGAAGGCGATTATTATTACACTAGTGGTGTAAGGTTTGAATATAAAGGACTGTGGATCCCACCACTCCCAGATGAAGAAGAACCAGTACCTACACCATAATTACTTTTTTTATATTAACTTTTCTAGGAGGTTTAAAAAGCCATCATGATAGTTACAACTCTATTTAATAAGATAATTTAACTTAAAAACGTGAATAAAAGCATTAAAAAAATAATTGGAGGAATAAAAAACATGACAATATCATTAGCAACCACAAATGATGTTTTAGCCTTACAGGGCCGAAATGTAGGATTATACCTTGGAGTAGAAGACACCGCAGGCGTGACACTTACTGGGGCCTGTGATGGAAGTAATAAAGAGTTCGTGATCCCGGCTGCGAATCTGCCAGTGTTCCCCTACAGAGGGGTTTCATTAGAGGCAACCAATGATGACATACTCGTCCAGGTTGTCACCTCGGGAGTAGGGGCAACCGTAACCACAACTGAATATGATGCAACCACAGGAACCATAACCTTAACCAACGCCCCTGCATTATCAACAACCAGCACACCTGTAATAGTTAAAGCGTACTTTGTAAGAGAATTTAGACCCATAATCCAACAGAACGTAAAGGTTGAAGTAAAACAAGACAGTAAAACCTATGAAGAGCTAGAAGAAGAAGTTAAGTTCACCAGTTTTGGAGCCATGGAAATATCAATGACACAAGATGAACTCATAGGAAACCTGGATACATTAATTGAAGTCTGCTTTGAAGACTACGATGGAACAGAAACCCCCTCTGTTGATGTGGATGTCCATCAGATGGTCTCCGAACCAAAGACAATGTGGGCCTATGTGCTGTATAAACGTGGAGACACGGTCCTGGGACGTATGTACCTAAGAGAAATAAGGGCAACCATGAAATCTTTAACCGACGTTAAAGCTGGAGACAATGCTCAGTTCGCCCTGGACATTACCTGCGCTAAGGTTCCATTAATAGTGACCCCGGTTGAAACCTAAAACCCAAAATCTTTCCCTTTTTTATTTTTCTTTTAAATTAAAATATCCACTAAACAAAGTGAGGTGCAAATGCACATGAATAGATTAAACTTTAGAAAACCAGAAACTTTTAAAACTCCAGACGGTCAGGAATGGATTATAAATCCTTTGAAAGTTAAAGATATGAGATACGTGGCACAATTCACTAAGCTACATGGGGAATATACTGAATTAAGGAAGGCCGGGAAATTCGATGAAGCTAACAACCTATTGTATGGTAATGTAGACAATGAAGAAGATGATCCCGAAAATGAGAAATCAATGGTAGGTTTCAGTAATAAGATGGTTGATTTAGCGGTTAAGAATATTAAAACTGGAGACAAATTTCCTGAAGAATATAGGCTTGGAGAGGAGTTACTTTCATTATGTGCCAAAATTGTTGAGATTACCACAAATCCAAACCCTAAAGCAGCTAAAGCAGTAAAGGAGCTCATGAGTGAAGATGGCCCTTTTCCGTTGAAAGATTCCTCAGACAAACCCGTGCCAACGTCTATGCCCTCGAAAAAATCACGAAAAAAACGGAAGAAGAAATCCTAAACATGGATTATCCCCATTTCTTAGAACGGATTGAATACTATAACAAACCTGATGAGTTTGTGGATAATGGCTCTGGTGAATGTGTTGTAGATGCGGAGGCCATGATTGAAGAAGAAATGAAAGCAAACCAAGAACTTATAGAAAAGAATAGAGCTAAAAAGAAATGATTGTATAAATCATTTCTCTATTTTATTAAGTAAATGTAATTGTTTTTTTATAGATGGCTTTGGAATCATCAGAAGTGTCTGATCTAGAATCAAAAACTAATATAGTAACTTTTGAAGGTGCTGAGTCTAAATATTCCTTAGAATTAATTTTATATGTTTTCCCACTTTGCGCAGCATTTATGTTCCATGTAATAGGATCTCTTTTCAGAACTTTACCTGATGAATCATACCATATTGTAACCATTTGAAGGTAGTTAAAGTTTTTAGCAGGAGTTAATTCTGCGGTAAATATGAAAGAAGTATTTGATCCATCTGCATACATAATTTCATCATTTGTAATAGAAATTAAGTTTCCCGAATTATTATTTCCACTTACTAAATAAGCCCCACCCAAAAAGACGAATAGTGCTGCAATAGAAACTAAACAAATTCCTAAAACCTTGATTCCATCACTCTGACTTTTCCACACCTTTAATAATCCTTTTTTATTAATTTTATTCTCTTTATTTTCCTGATTAGGGTCAGCATTGTTTAGAGATTCCACGTATCGTAATTTTCCCCCGCATTCACATTCTTCTGTGAAATCGCCAGGAGTTTCTCCATTTTGGAGTTGATAATATCTTCCACATTTATTACAAACAAGATAACCCATCCAATCCCCTCCTTTAAATTATGCATATTTTTATTTTAATTAGTATTTAATTTTTTGTTTATTATTTAGTAAAACGTAGTAGAATGTCTTTTATTTTATTATACTTAGGATGTGATTCTCATTAGCGATAAAAGCTTAGGAATTAGTGTCACTGGTGACATTGACGATATATCAGCTAAACTTGATGCGGTAGCATCTCAATTAGATGGTCTAGCTGATCAGACAATTGAATTGATGATCAATACTGACACAGCTTCCCTATCTGAAGTGGCAACTGTCTCTGATGAGGTGGCTTCAGAACTTGAATCAGTGAGTGAATCTGCAGAAAGTGTTGGAAGTGGTATAGAAGGTATTGATTCATCTTCCTTAAATGAAGCTGCAGCACATGCAAACGCATTAGGAAATGATCTAGGAAGCACGGCTACTGAAGCGAATAATGCGTCAACTGAAATAGATTCTGCTGCAGAATCAACTGATGCCTTTACAGCGGCAGCCGGGGCCGTCGTGGCTTTAGGTCTCAGTGCTGTTTTTATAGATGCTGCTAATGCTGCAGGGTATTATGAAGATAGTTGGGGGCGTGTTGGTTTAGCAATGGAAACTGGGGCGGACAATGCTGAATCTGATTGGGGAACTGCTGTTAAAGAAATGACTAGCGTTACTGGCAGGAGTGCATCAGAAGCTAGAGATTTCCTAATTAGTATGGGAACCGCAGGAATAACGAGTAGTGATTTATTAGAAACTAGCTTTGAAAATATCGCTGCAACCGCATATAGAACTGGTAGTAGCATAGAGGCGGTTTCAAACAAGTTTAAAGTAATGGTGAGCACTGGAGCCATACGGCCCCAGTCTTTGATTCAGTTAGGAATAACCACAGGAGATGTTTACGAAGCCACCGGCTTGACGATGGACGAGTTCCGAGAGAAATTCAAAAACGCTACCGAAACCCAAAGGGCCGAAATGCTAAATTCTATAATGGCAGTTAATGATTCTAAAGCTGCAAATGAAGAATATAAAACAAGCTGGCAGCATTTAATTGACATAATGGGGAGGGCCTGGGGATATTTGAATCGTGTTTTTGGAGGATTAATTCTCCCTATTGCTATTCCTGCAATGGAAGCTTTAGCTAATGCAATAAATGGTGTTGCCGGATGGATGTCTAGTTTAGATCCTGTGAGTAAGGGAGTATTAACTGGGGTGGTTGCTCTTGTAGCAGGGTTCACATTCCTTGTAGGAACATTGGGTACTTTGAAATTCATTTTGGACACTTTAAAAATTAGTTGGGCGTTGAATTTACTTGGAATCAATACTTCAACATTAGCAGCCGATGCCCATATTATTGCCACTAATGCCCAGATATTAGCTCAGCGTCTTCTTAATGTGGAGATGTGGGCCTCCGCTGCAGCTTATGCTAAGGACCTTGTTGTTAAAGGTGCAGGAATAGCTTTAACATACGCACAAGCCGCAGCCACGGAGGTTGCGGCAGCAGCCCAATGGTTATTAAATACTGCCTTTTTTGCTAACCCAATTGGTCTAACTATCCTTGCGGTAACTGCTTTGGTGGCGGGATTAGTCTTATTATATCAGAATAATGAACAGGTCAGGGCAAGTATTGACGGATTATGGGCTTCTATACAAGGATTTGGGGCATACTTAGCAGATACATTCATAACTGCACTTAATTCTCCAATCGTTGCCCTTGACGAATTTATTGATGATATTAAAAGTTTTGGGGCGGACTTATACGAATCTGGAAAGAATTGGATCAATGATCTAACCAGAGGTATCTCTGACAGCATCCCTGATCTTGATGATGTATTGCAAAGAATAAGTGATTATTTCCCTCACAGTCCGGCTAAAACTGGACCATTATCTACGGTAACTCCTGAAAACATGAATGAGTACGGTAAATCTTTAGGAAGTGGATTACGAGAAGGATTCAGAAGCGGTCTAAATTTAGAAGACCCAAACACCATGAGCATCACAAATATGCTGGCAGGGATAGGCAACCCATACGATGTACTCGTAAACACGTCTAATCAGAGGGCCGTTGTATCTACTCAAGAAGCCGAGGCTAAGATTAGACAGGCCCGAGCCGACGGAGTTGCTAAAACATTTGAAGACTTAAACAACCTTGACAAAAAAACCTATGCAACTTATGACAGTATGGCTGCCAGTGCAATGTCGGCCGGCGAACGAATGCAGTATAGTATGGAAATATCAGCCCACAACAGCGCCGCCGCATGGGAAAATGCAATGGCCAGAGTGGCCGGTTCTTTCTCGGCTTTGTCTAGTATGTTTGGAGATATGGGTATTTCTATGCCTAAATCAACATATTCCACGGCAGAACTCTTAAGAATACGAAGCGATGCAATAAAAGAGAAAAAATTAGAGTTACAGCAAGCTAAAGAAAATTATAGGGCTGGAGAAGGTTCATATGCTAGTGTTTTAGCAATAAAGAAAGAACTTGAACAGTTACAGTCTTATAGTACCCTTAATCAAATAATGAAGTCTGGCCAGAGTATAGGACAAACGTTAGGCAGTGGAATAGCTTCTGGGATTTCATCAAGCACTTCTAGTATTAACAATGCTTTAGCGAATGTATCCAAGGGATTCATGGCCAACAGCCCACCAGTTGAAGGCCCATTGATGAATATCGACAAGGATGGCCTGAATATTGGTTCTATTTTTGCTGAAAATATAGGTATAGGGTTAAACCGTGCCAAAGGTGCAATTAGCGCTGGACTGAATAAGATCAGCCCTAACTTAATTGCTCCTTCTTTATCCCCTGGAGCTTCTCAGAATATCAGAGACATTAAGGTGGAATTTACTGGACCTATAACTATCCCAGAAGGCAGCGATCCTTACAAAGTAGGTAATGAGTTAGCAAGAGGAACAGGTGATGGATTGGCAGAAACATTAGGAATACAGGTTAGCAACATGGGAATATCCACAGTTGATGGTAGGAGATGAAACCATGGGAACTATGAGCGATTACACAGCATGGGTTATTGGTGGATTGACTCCAGTATTCATTATAAACGACCCTGTTATTGATCCTACTAAGAGGACTATTACAATCAACTGCCTGGCAAAAACATCACTTTCTACAGGTACGGATCCACGGCTTGAAATCCAAAGATTTGAAGACATCGCATCGGAACGGATCAGCAACACAGAACGAGAAAACGGGGGAACTCATCTCAGTGTTGGCCCCACGGACCATATTATCAGTGTTACTGATGGGACTAATACATGGTCACGATGTGCCCTTCACAAAATCCCTATAAGTTATGATGGTTTCAGTCAAGATGGAATTCCTTTCACTCTTGTAATAGAATATGAGGAAAGTGTTGCCGGTGGGTTCACTATTTACACTCCAGACCCACCAACAGGGTACCATAAATATACTAATATAGAGTTTCATGAATGGTACTATGATAGTGGAGGTGGAGTTTGGGTTAAGGCAGATGCGGCAATCTCTTCTGGAGCCTATGGTACTGAAATAGGATATATGAAGATAACCGAGGCCAGGGCTGTTAAGTCAATTACATTTTATGGATCCGCCTGTACCTTACCTGCATCAATTTATGTCACCGGGAGTATTGAGGGTAGCCGTGAATGGATTTACAGTCACGATGATAACACAAACCAACCATTCCAGGAACAGAAGTTTACTTTCGATCCGGCAACAGCACCAACAGTAATAGAAGCTTACACCACGGGCCATGAACCTAATGACAATCCAAATCATGGTGCATGGTTACAATGGGTTAGGGTGGAATTCTTATGACAGTTACTGCAAAAGCTTACGGGAAATTAAGAGAACACCTCTGGAGAGGGCTAATCAACATTGAAGATGATTATATCCGTGGGATGCTCTGTACTAATGAGTATGTTCCAAACCAAGATACTCATGACTTTAAAGATGATGTAACTCATGAGGTCAGTGGGGACGGTTATATCATTGCCGGTATGCTCCTTGAGAATATTGTACTGACTTATGATGCCCCCACAAACACTTTACAAATAGCCGCAGATGACCTTATCTGGGCTAGTTCTACAATCACAGCCAGATATTTAGTGTTATATGATGCAACACCAGCCACTAACGCAACCCGGCCCCTTATAGGATATGTTGATTTTGGCGCCGATGTAGTCAGTAGTGGGGGAAGTTTCACAGTGGAATGGACAGACGGAATAGTCCTAACTGACCCTGTAACCTAAGGAGAGTTATAACATGGTAGATGCACTTGTAACAAGCCCTACAATCGCAGGCGGAGCCGTATCAATACCAGTTCCACGAGTAACAGGCCGTGAAAAGTCTGTGAACCTTGATTTTATTGATGAAAATGGGATGACTATTAATGAACTCCACTTTGAAAGCGTGGTCCCTGGAGAGATGCCACGAGAGAAGGAAATCACAATCACCAACGGAGGTACAAGTAACGTAAACTTAACCCTTCAGTGTATTGCATCAGTAATAAATCCCCTTGGTAGTGGTCTTGACACATACCTTTCAACCTTTTTCAGTACGGATCAGATAGCTTACTCAAATACGTTAGACGTTACCGTGAATAGTTCTGGATCTCAAACTTTCTACTTGAAATATTTACCTCCAAGTACGGCCATACCTGGGGAAAAACAATGGACTTTCAACCCCCAAATAAATGACACCGAGTCAGGTGCACCTCCCGGATGGGAGAATTACAGGGACTGGTTATATTATGACTATTTCACAATCACTGGAAATGGTACAGCAGAAACAGATTACCCTATCGAAAAGACGATTCTTTATTCTGTTGGAATGATGAATACTGACTTTTCAGACCTCAGATTTGTTGATGAAAACGGAACGGAGCTTAATTATGGAATATACTCAAAGACAGACAGTGACACGGCTACATTTATAATTGAACTTCCAGTCTTACCTGCAACTCCTGACACCGCCAGGATATATGTTTACACTGGAAACCCAAATGCATTAAGTCAAAGCAACCTTAACGATGTTGTATTATTCTATGACAATTTTTCAGGTACAGTATTGGATAATGAAAAATGGATAGAGGATGCAGGAAGTATAACTCAATCTATTAACAATGGACGATTAGAAGTTACTACTGCAACGTCTTGTAGAATAGAAGGTTTAGGGAGTTGGTGCAGCAGGTTAAAAGCAGCAGCAACTTTAACTGATAAATATAGAGTAAAGGCAAATGTGGGTATAGTAAATTCTTACAGTGTAGGATTTATGGGCATAGCATTAGGAAATTCATTAGATAATACCACAGCCGCAATAAGTGGGTTTAGCAATCTAGGGGGGCAGCCCGGAGATACTTACCTCTGGAGCCAAGTTAACAATCACACACAAGCGTATGAATCGTACGGAGGGGTGCAAGAGTATAGTGTAGATGTTAAAATTGACGTAGAAGACGGCGTTGCAAAAATTTATGTTAATAATATTCTTAAATCAGAGGGAGATATTGACACCACACTCCCAGACGGATTATTTATCGTTGTAGGAGCACAACCTCCCGGATGGGGGTATTACATCCCAGGATTCCTGGACAATGTATTAATCACCAAACATATTGAAAATGAACCAACAATATCGGATCTATCTGGAACTTGGAAGTTCGTTTCTAAAAACTTGGAAATTAAGGCAGGATTATTATTTAAATCCAAATACCTCCCTGGAGTAACTCCAATTGTCAAACACAGTGTAAAGATAGGAGGTTATGTCTATGACTGATTATAACATCCTCAAAAACAGTATTATTACAAAGAGAGTCAACGAGGCGGCGACTAATTTTGAATGCTATTTACCAATCTCCGTACCTGCTCACGCCTTCCTAGAAGGGGATGAATTTGAATACAACATATATGACCTAACGCAAGATGAGTTCACAGTAGTAAAAGGGATAATAGAAGACGTTGGAAGAGATTACCAGGACCATGGACGAGTATACAAATTAGCAGGGCGGGACAAAGGCCGGTTATTTCTAAGACAACCATTTACATTGGACTGTGTGGAAACCGGGGGAACTAGTTACAATTATAATGATCTCTTAGAGTTGATCCTAGTTGATACAGATGTAGAAGTAGGCCGTGGCCAGGCCCCACTTAGATCCGATATAACAATCACTACTAACAACACCACCGATGGAACCCGGTACTGTGGACAATGGACTACCAAGCAAGACGCTTTAAATGACCTCTTCGAGTCTTACCGTAAACAGGCGGGCCTTAAAAAGTTCCGATGGTTTATTGATTTTGCAGGATATTTGCGATGGTTTGAAATCAATAGTGACCGGAT